GCAAACGTTTATACAATTTGAGCAAACTCACATTTATTCATCTCTTCCAAAGCTAGCTGAATTTTTAATTGTATTAAAAAACATGGAAAACGAAACATGGGGAAAAGATGAACGATTATTAAGACGCTCTTTAAACTTGTTAAACGTTATTGAAAACGGAAAAATAACAGATGAAAGGCATAGACGATGACGCAATGCACTTATCAAAAATCAGCATATTGGAACGCATCTCAAGGAAAAGACCCAGTTTCATCTATTTACGGGAAATTATTAACTGATTTAAAAATTGGAGAAAAATGCACAATTTATGTAGCTAAACACGAACAAGAACGTAAAAATATGGGCTATGCGCATAGAAAATATGCTGACGACCATTCTTTATTAAACAATTTAAGAAGCGCTATTACAAACGCAGTTAGAAAAATAAACGGATTAAACAGCAGAGCTGCCCGACGTAATGAAATTACACCCGTCTTAAATAATTCTTGCATAAAAATTACTTGCAAATCAGCTAAAGATAAATCTTATTTAACTTTAGAAAGAATTAACTAATTTTCAAATTCATTGCTCCCCCTCCTTCACACACGCAGGTGAACAGGCATCAGCTATAAAAATCTTTTCTGCTTTTTTTAAATCAATTTATATATTTGATGAAAATTAAGTTAACCAACGGGGAGTTTAGCAAAGCAATTTTGCTAAGAATTAGTTGGAAGAAAGAACCTGTTTTTACTTAAATGATCGCAGTTATGATGGTGTTTCTTATTGTTTATACTGCATTATTTTAGTTATACTTACAAACCCATACAAAAGGCGTTAAATTATGGCTATTGATATTATTAATTATGAAAACGACAGAGAAGTTTACGACAAATACTTTCCAAGTAAAAAAATGCACAAAGACTGCATGGAAGAAATTAAAAAAATTGGAGAAGAACTAAAAGTACTTACTGATGTTGCGCAAAATCAAGCAAGAATGGTTCAAAACGCAAATCCAGTTACAGTTAACTTACATCAAAGCAGTTTAATTTCAACAATTGCAATGACTGCTGCAATTTCTGAGCAACTGCAAAATTGCATTTCAATATATGAATAAAGTTTGGATTTAAAATGCAAATAACAAATCGTTATCAACTCCCAGACGCTTATGTTAATTGGGCAAAAGCAGATGCCGCCGAAAGATCCAACATGGACACAGGAGACATTAGCGTTACTGAATTGTTATCTCCTATTCGACAAACTGTTCTTAAAAAGAAACATTACGAAGATATATCTGTCGATGTTTCTGACATGATAAAACAACTTACAGGGATAGGAGTTCACAGCCAATTATCAAAACACGCAGACCCTAGTGCAACTGTTGAAGAAAGAATTGGGCTTACATTTAATATAGAAGGTTATCCAACTGTTCGGATTACTGGACAATACGATCATTACAAAGCTGGCGTTTTAACTGATTACAAAACGTCTAGTATATTTAAATACAAAAATGGAGTTCCATTAGACGTTCAATTTCAGCTTAATCTTTACGCTTATTTAAAAACAATAACATCTGGAAAACCAGTTCATTCACTTCAAGTAATTGTTCAATTTAATGATTGGATGGCTAGTCGCGCAGGCACAAATCATTACCCAAGCTGTCCTGTTGAATCTTACGATGTTGAGCTTTGGTCAGTCGAAGAACAAAGACAATTTTTAGAAATGCGTTTAGCTAAATACCTTGCAGGAAAAACTAAATTACCAGAATGTTCTGATAGTGAACGTTGGCTTCGTGACGAAAAATACGCTGTTATGATTCCTGAAAAAGAAAAAGCTAAACGTTTATTTGATACAGCAGAAGAAGCTACTAACTGGATTGCAGATCCTGATATGAAATTTACAAAAACAATCAAAGATTCTCTTTATGTACAGCACAGAGCAGGAACTTATATGAGATGCGAAAAATATTGTGAAGCGTCTAGGTTTTGCACACAACACAACACACAACTCAAGGAGGCATTAGAATGACACGACATGAGCTTAGACGTTCAATTCATGATAGTTTACCATTAACTTTTACTGAACCTCAAGTAGCCAAAGGCAAAGACCTTGCTTCCGCATTAGCTGCCGCTGTTGTTCAACCTAACGCAAATGATGACGCTATTGCAGTTTATAAATTACTTCAAGAATGGCCTGACGGTTTAACTAGCACTGAAATTTGCACTTTAATGAAACGAGAAAAATTATCTATTAGACCAAGAATTAGTGATTTGTTTAAAGAAAAATACAAACATAACATTGGAGTAATTTACAAACACCCGTCAAAATTGCGCAAACCAATGGGCGTAGGCGGCAGAGTAGAACGTGTTTATTTAACATCTGGAGATTTAAATGACTAAAAACAATATGGATTTATGGAATGCAGTTTCCATTACTCGTACTACAAACGTTAAAAAAGCTGGCCGTTTATCTGCTATTGATGCCCATTCACAAATACAAGCTGCTACTGAACAATTTGGCCCTGCTGGCAAAGGCTGGGGTTGGTCTGTATCTGATCCAATTTTTCCACCTGACACAAATATGCTTATTCTTAAAATAACATTGTGGCATGGGACAAAAGATCAAACTATTGAACAATTTGGTGGCGTGTCATTAATTGACCACAAAAAATTACCAGACACTGATGCTTTTAAGAAAGCAGCTACAGACGGACTGACTAAATGCCTTAGTTATTTAGGATTTAATGCAGATGTATTTCTTGGTAAATTTGATGACAATAAATATCTTCAACAAAGCAATGAACATTTTGTTATTACAGATTTTAATGAAGCAGTTTCTAAAGCCCCTAATGTTGCAGCGGTACAAGAAGCTAAAGCAAAATACGGCGGTCAATTATCAAAGATTGGCATAAACGAAGGACAACCAGCGCACGCAGCAGTTAAAGCTTTTGAATCAAAATTATCAGCACTTAAACAAGGAGAAACAAAAAATGTTTAATCAAGTAACGCTTGTAGGATCATTAGGACAAGACGCTGAAGCCCGTGAATTAAAAAACGGAGGCAAAGTAGTTAATTTTAATATGGCCACAAACCAATCTTACAAAGACAAAGAAACAGGCGAATACAAAGATATAACTGCTTGGCATAAAGTTGTTATCTTTAATCCTGCTAAAGTTAATTTTGCAGAAAAAGCTGGACGAAAAGGAACACTTGTTCTTGTTCAAGGCGAAATGAAAACTCGTTCTTACGATAACAAAAGCGGCGACAAAGTCTGGGTAACAGAAGTTATTGTTCCAGCATACAGCGGCAATTTTGAAGTTTTATCTCGGCCTAAAAACTCAGAATCAGCAAATGAATCATACCCTGTTACAATGAGCAAAAACGAAACAGACGCTCAAGCTAAAAAAGATATGATTGAAGATGAGATATTGTTTTGATGTCTATTTCTGACAACAATCCCAAAGCAAAAAAAGGCGAGGAAAAAATTCCATTAGGGCTTTTCCCGCCTATTGCTATGAAGCTAATTAGTCTTGTTATGCAACATGGAGCAAAAAAATACGGAAAAAGAAATTGGCGTTTAACAAGAATAAAAGAAAGCACTTATTATCACGCAATGCAACGACATTTAACAAGCTGGTTTGACGGAGAAGATAATGATGCTGATAGTGGGCTTCCTCATTTAGCTCATGTTGCAGCTTCAGTAGCCATTCTTTTAGACGCTGAAAATCAAAACGTTTTAGATAAAGATAGAAAAATATCTGCTCAAAAACGGTTACAAATTCAGATTAAAGAAAGCAGTGACGAAAAGGAAAATTAAATGCTAGAAACAGCCGTGGTAGCTATCGGATTACAACTTACTTGTCTGGCAGTCACAGTGTACCATGAAAGCCGAGGAGAGCCTTTAGTGGGTCAATTGGCCGTGGCAAACACAGTTATTAACAGAACCCATGACAGTCGATGGCCTAACACGATCTGTGATGTAGTTAAAGAAGGACCGACTTTGGCATGGAATAAGTCCAAACCGATTAAACACAAGTGCCAGTTCTCGTACTACTGTGATGGCAAGTCAGACACTCCTACAGACCCTGTGGCGTTCAATCAGGCAATGATGGTCGCACAAGAAGCTTGGCACTCATACGGGCGTATAGACATTACAGAAGGCAGTTTATTTTACCATGCAGTTGACGTAAATCCAGCTTGGAAATACGTATACGTAATGCAAATTGGAAATCATATTTTTTACAAATAATTAAAGAACATATATAGCTAAATAATGGAGAGTAAAATGAAAGAACATTTATACGTAACAAAGTATTTAAAAGTTCTTGAAGGGCTAAACACGTTTCCTATTATTTCTTTTAAAGAAATTGCTTATCGAGCAGAATGTTCAGTGCCATACGTCCATATGATTAAGTCTGGGAAAAGACCCGCAAAAAAAAAGGTAAAGGTTAATGAATAACATTACAAATATTGACAGACGAGTTCCGTTAATTAAATCTGAAGTTTGTAAAATGTTAGGAATTGCTAACAAACAAAGAATACCTTCAAAACTTAACAAAAAAGCAACTAAAACTTTTGGAGGGTCCAGATGGTATATTGATGACATTGATTGGTTTTTAGAAACGGAATGGGAAATTCATTGTTCTAAAAATTCTCAACAAACAAAAACAAAATTAACTTCTCAGTCTGTTAGTTTAACTAAAGCTCAATTAGCAATAAAAGTTAATAACGACAGAACAGAAAAACTTAAAATATTAAATCCTTTTTAAAACTAACAAAGGAAAAAAAATGCCAACTTACAAAGTAAAATTAGAATTTACGCATAATCAAGAAATAGAAGTCATAGCTGAAGATCACAACGAAGCTGAAGATGTTGCTAAAGATAAATTTCGTGATGAGTTACAGCTTTACTTTCATACTATAGATTTTGGAAAACTGTTTAATGCAATTTTAGTTGACGACATTGAAGAAGTTCCAGGATGGGAGCTGCAAAGACGAGCAAGAATAGAATTAAAAAATTGTTAATCGTATTCTTTTCTTAAATAAGTTAAATAATCTGCTCCAGCTTCAACGTCCCAAAACACTTGAACTAAACCAGATTCTGTTTCTGCTTCTGGATTAATAACGCATACACAACTTGAAGCAAAATTATGATCTTCAAAGTTTCCAACTTTTGCATAAGTATCGTATTTTTTATATCCTCCAACCCTAATGCAATGCGAAAGCATTCCGTCAGATGGTTGCATAACTATGTTGTAAGCAGTAACGTGTTTGTGTCCTGCTAACAAAATATGATCGTGCCAATACATTTGAGCTGCTTTAGCAATGCCATGCGCTAAATTCCATTGGCTGTGACCTTTAAAATCGTGGCGACAATGAACTCTTACTTCTTTTCCGTTAGGGAATTGCAAAGCTAATCGAGTACTCCATTCTTCTAAAATGCCTTGCCCTGGAATTTTCATGTAATCAAGGGGATCTCCTGTGCCTGTCCACATATCATGATTACCTTTAATTAAAAATAACCAAGGAACTTCAGTAGCCAACCATTCGGTAAGTTGCCAAGCTTGACGTTTGCTAGTAGATTGCTCTCCGTATAAACGAGATAACCGGCCCACCCAGTTGTTTTGAAGATCTCCAACATTTCCAGCCATCATTCCTTTTGTATTTTTTGCAATTTCAACATCTCTTAATAAAGCTTTGAAATCACAACCGTCATCATCAACGTGAGGGTCGCCAAAAGTGATTAAGCCAATTGGACCTTTTTCTTTTATTTTAATATTAATTAATTTTCTGCTTTCAGCGGCTTGTTGTTTGCGCTCAAAATCGTATAACTTTCTTTCAATTAATTCTTCAATTGGAACGTCTTCGCTTATTAATTCTGGAGCTTCAAAAATAGGTTCTAACGGTTTGCTTTTTTCCATAATGTTTATACTTTTTCCCCATTCAGTTTTTTCATCCAGCCCCAAAAGACCCAATTCACGTGCTTTATTAAGCCTCCTGCTAGTAGTATTCCTGTCCATACCAAGCTCAGAAGCAGTACGCCGGATAGAAAGATTATGTTTACGATACAAAATAACCAGCTGCGTAAGCTCATCCTCATCAATTAGCACAAGCTTTATCCATAACTTCATTAAAAATAATAATGTCGTTTAATGTTTTTGAAGTGTCAATTGAGCTAGCTAAAGGAGTGTTTTCTCTCCAAAGCTGACAACCAATATCAGTCTTTACGAGTCCACTTGCTCCGCAACTCGTTATTGCTAGACTTAGCAATAGTATTCCGCAAAACTTTTGCGTGACTTCTTGCATCTTGCAATACCTTTTCTGTTTCAATTTTAGCTTTTACTATCTGCTTAGCAGCGCCAGCATCCATTAAATTCTTTTCTCTCCACATGCCAGATAACGCTCCAAATATCTTTAGAACGCTGGAAACAATTCCAATCATTTATCGTCTTTATTTATATTTTTTCCAAAATTGCCTGACAACATATTTAACACTTTCAAAATAGCATTGATAGCAACGTCGTCTGATTTTGAAGGAGTAATAGCTGTAACAGCAGTACAAGCTGTAACAATTCCTGTAACTGCGCTTATCCATGTGCCAACTTCACCGCTTGTTAGAAGCGTTATAATACTTTGCATTTTTTATCTCCATTGCTTTTTCGTAACATCTTAAATGACGCCAATCCCCGCTGGCAAAAATTAGAAACTGTTCTTTTAAATCTTTAGGATTAATTTTTACCCAACAATCAAAGCAAAGCATTAATTAAATCCCTTCAATTACCTCCATCCAAAACTGACATCCTTTTTCTAATCCAACAACAGCTCCAGAAGTATTGCCAAAAACTATACCAAAATAATCGCCTGGATAAACACGAACTAAACCAGAAGTTGCTGTTAAACCAATAGAACTTTGTGACGAAGCAATAGCTGAATCCATAGCGCATGATTCGTAGTCTAGCCCTGAACCACTGCTCCCATTAAGAAATCCATCGCTTGAAGCATAATCTGGTTGCACAGATCCTTGACTTATTCCTGCTTTATAATGAACACCAGAACTATGAAAATGTTTAATCATTAAAAGAACAGCGCCAGGATTAGCTTCCGTAGGCACAAGTGCTGCGTTTGTATTTGACATACTTGCTTTTACGCCAACTCGCACCCATTTAACTGACTTATCTAAAGGAATTGCAAGAACTGTTCTAGATCCTGCACTGCCTATTACTTTATTGCTTATTAAGTCACCAGTATCGTAAATTGTCGTTAATGTTTGAGGCATAATATCAATACTACCATTAGGAATAGAAGTTGGAGTATTGCCTACTCTTGTTCCAATTAAAGCATCAATAGCACCGTCTGGAACAAAAAGAGCAGCTCGCCTAGAAACAGAACAAGCTATATTAAAAGTACTATCGTTATGAAAAACATTTGTTCCATTACCTTCAACTGAATTACCGTTTAATGTTATGTTTTTACAATTATATGTCAATAATACAGCTGGTTGGTTGCCCTGCCATTGAAAATGGTTGTTGCTTATAATTGCTCCCAGAATTTGTAGAGTCGAGTCGCTTGCTGGATCTCCAATAACTATGCCATAGCAGTTTGTTCCATTCTGAACAAAAATATTTCCATTAATAACAAAAGATTGATTCTGATTTTTAATACTGTCAACTGTAGTAAAATGAATACAAACCCCTGCATTTGCTGTTGGAGCTGTATAAAACAAATTATTACTTATAACTGCTTGCTCAAATTTACCAAAAATTGAATGGACTTGACTATTTAAGTGACAATTTGTCATTTGCAATCCTAACGCTCCTTTTAGAACGTTTGAATTTATTGCAGTGTTGTTTTGCACAAAACCACAATTAGTTATATAAAGCCCTTCAGATGTGCCAGTTACTGTTTCGGATTCAACGCCAGACACAACAGGATTAGAAATATAAATTCCTATTTTGTTTAATATAATATTACAATTACTAATATGTGTTTCTGTTGCCGATTGGGTTACCTGTAGACCGCTAACAGTGTTAAATCCTGAAACTATGTATATTGCAGCTTCTGTACCTCTAAATGAGACGGTATTGGCAGCGTTTGTAGCTTGCCCATCTAAATAACAATTAGATATTTTTGCATGAGGGCAACCATCAAGATATATTCCGTAATGAAAAAAACCTTGATTAGTGGAACCTAAAATAGCAACTCGATCTATTGCCACGCTAGGATCAGCTACTCCTTTGAAGTGAGGATTGTTAAATTTTAAAGCTACATTATTTACACCACCTGGTTTATTAGTAGTAATAGTCATATCTGAAACAGTAACTTCATGACCGGCTTCATTAGTGGGCGCCCCTCCTTGCCTTGATGCAGAACCAGACATATTAAAAGTAAACCCACCGTTTACTCCAGTAAATTCAATTCTTGTTACATCAATACCAGCGCCACGGACATGAACAGGTTTGTCAGTAATAGCAAAAGGAGTACTTGAAGCAAAAAGCCCCGCAGGAAAATACAGAACTCCTCCAAGTGGACCTAAAGCAGCTATAGCAGCGTTAATAGCTGTGCTAGCGTCTGCTCCAGTATTACTAGCGTTATAAGGCGCGTCCGCTACGTTAATCCACCCAAGACCAGAAGCTGTTCCGCTAATAAGGCTTGTTACTCGTCCGTATTGATCTATTCCTAAAGTAGCGTTTGAATGAGTACCCTGTGTTGCTGGATTTGCTGCCCCACTAGTTAGTGGACCAAATAATGTTGTCATTCCAATTGATTGAGTTACTGCAGATAATGGGCCACCACCAGTTAAAGCTCCTGTACCTATAACTCTATTTGTTCCTGCTGCTGGCTCTACTCCTTCAATAGCTCGCTCAAGTTGGCCTAGTTTGTTGTAATCAATTCTTGTTGGGAATTTAACGCTTAACCCAAGAATAGACTCATCTGCATCTGAAATTCCAGTTTCTATCATGCCAATAGTTCTGTTGCCTGCTTCGTTTGTGCCAGTTTCTAAACCAGCTCCTGCAGTTATATCAGAACCTCCAGTTCCTGCAGTTCCATTATTAATTTCAGTAATTTGGCCTTTATCGTTTACTTTTAAAGTTGGATTAGTGTACGCTGTCTGGCTAAATACATTCGGGACAACAGCCATTTGTAACGTTCTATTATCGTTTAAGTCACCGCCGCCAGTTAAACCGCCAGTTGTATTAATTTTTCTTTCTAAAGGCACTTTTGATGAATCAATCGTGCCAGCAACACCCGTTGTCGAGCCTTCTTTAGCGACAATTGCCTTACCAGTAGAGCTAAAACCAATATATTTGTTCGCTCTGCTTGCAGCACTTTCGGAAACGTTAACAACATCGCCATCAAAATCCGTTTCTTTAAAACCAATTTTTTGATCTATTTTTCTATCTAGGTCTTGAGAAATTGCTGTTAATTGATCTAGTTGCCTGTTTAATTCTCTAATATTAAACCCGCCGCTAGGAGGAAAATCTGTTGTGCGTTCTTGAGTTATGTTTCTAACAATTGTGACAATTGTATCAGCTTGACCAGTATTAAAAATAACAGAGCCAGAAATAAAACCACCATCGTCAGCAGCAATAGTTGTAATAGAATAATCTGAGGTTAAACCTTTAAGCGAAGTTCCAGAATATACATCTAAATCTGACGTTTTAAAAAACGGAAAATTAACTGCAAACGTAGTTTGTGAAGTAGATCCTATTTGATACGCAACTCTTGTTGGCGTTTCAGTTACTTTTAAATCTGCCATTCTTCCTCCTGTAAGGGACCATGACCCAAGGGATTAACTAATGTTACGCACTTTTACTCATCAAACGGAGAATTAAACATCCATTGTAAATGAGCTATTCTGTTGTACGGAATTAATTTTTTAACGTCTTTACTGTTAATGTCACCAGATAATATATCTCCAGCTAATTCAGCAGCATTCATAAATTGCGAACCAGACGGGCCTACTACTGTTTGCAATGCGCTTTTTTCAGTAACAAATCTTCCTTGATTTAATAAATTTTGCACTGAAAGATTGCCTCCGCTTAATGTATGCAAAGCATTATCTACATCAATAAATGCTCCTGTCCATCCCGATCTTCCTACTCCTTCAAACAATAAATTATCTAAATCCATTTCAGGGCCATCTAATTGTTCATTTCTTATGTAAGCGACTCCAGAGCCAATAGCAGTCATTAATGCTATTTGAGTTAATGTGTTGCGATCTGCTTCCTGCAATGCGGGAATTAAAACTCTAGTATGACTAGACATAGCAAATGATTTAAATTGCGTTATTAATGATATGTATTCATTTGACATAAAAAGAGGACGCTCTCCAAGTCCAGGTGTAACAACAACAGTTCCAACTTCTTTACTTAACGCATTATCAAAAGCGTCTTTAGCAATTAAATTATCCCAAGCAGAACTGTTTGCTATAATGTTTGCGTCTGTTCTTTGCCAATTATCTTTCATTGCAAATATAGACTCTGCTTCTTCTTTACCAATTCCTGATTTAGCCAATCGCTCTCGTTGAGACTTTGTAGCTGTACCAGCTATTAAAGATTCAACATCACTTAATATTTTAGTGCTAGTAATAATGCCTGTTGCAGTTTTAGCAAAGTCGTTCCAAAGAGACATACCGTTAATTATAAAATTCAAAGAAGACATTCCTGCAACTTTAGATTCAAATCTATTGTGCATTCCAAACGTATCGCCAACATCAGCTATTTGAGCTGCTCTACTGTTTAACCAAAATTCAAAACTTTCTCCTACTTCACGGTTTTGAGCTAATCCTTTTTTCCAAACATCGTTATTCATTAATGCTTCAAAAATACTTCCCATAGATTTACGCAAACCATTTGCTGTAACTACTCTAGCTATATCTGGAGCCGCCGCCATAGCTCCGGTTAGTTGAGTCATTGCTGCAAAATTTTTAGCTATTCGAATGCCGGAAGATATTTTACTGTTTGGATCTAATGGAGTCATATAAGTTCCGCGCATTAAATCACGCATTCCATAAAGATCTTCAATGACTGTATTCATTTCTTTTTGTAATTTTTCTGAAGGGTTTTCTTTTAATCGCGCTTGATAATTTGCTTTTACTATTGCAATAGGGCCAGCTTCCCCATTAAACACATTGCTTGTTTCCAAATCAATAGAACCAAATTTTCTATACAGCTCTAAATCAGGAGCCATAGTTCGAGAATAAGTTGTCATAATGCTAAGAATATCTGATTCTAAAAATTCAGAATAATTTTCATCTTTTATAAAGTTAAGATCTCTAGCGTGAAACGCACTTGCTGTTCCAGTTTTAGTGGTGTCATCAGAAGCAACAAACGCTTTATAAGTTTTTAATCTGTTAGCGGTAGCAACAGCTTCTCCAAGAGTTAAGCCTCCGTCTTTTTTTAATTTTGCAACAAGCCCATCAAAATTCTTTTCTATTTTGTCTTTTCTCCACATTCTTGGAAGATACGAAGATTTATTTTTTGCAAGCGCCAATTTAATATCTGCAATTTCTTTTTCTAATTTAGCGACTTCATTTTTTAAACCTAATCGAGCTGAAGCTAAATAAGATTTTTGACTTGATGCAGTTCCTGCTTTAGCGTTTCTACTTTTAAATAAAGCGCTATCGTCTAAAAGCAATTCGTTATTAAGTTTTGAAATTTGACGTGTTTGTTTATCCCAAGGAATACCTAACTCCATCATTTCATCAAAATACTTTGTAAGAACTTTATCAACTTGGTCAACAGTTTTATTTACTTCAGGTATATTAGATTGCTTGCCAGATCGTCTCGCTTCAGAAACAAGCTGTCTAAATTCTAATGCTGTTGGAGCTTTGCTGTTTGGTCTTATTCCTACTGCTCCAGCAATGCGTCCAGCTTTTCCAACTCCTATATTTTTAAGAAGCGCAGAGTAATTGTCATACACTCCTTTATGCAATAGCCCAATATCTCCTCTATACTTTGTTCTGACTAATGTTTCTATTGCGGTTTCAGTTGCTTGATACGCAAATTTTTCTGTATTCTTCATTAGCTTTGGAACAACTTCAAACACGTCTAACATTAGTTGTTTTGCGTTAACATCTGAACTTGATAAAACTCTAGCAATTGGAGTTACTTTTCCTAGCCCAGCCCATGTTTTTTCTATTGAGTTAGACTGTAATTCTTCTCCTAATGTTTGCGGTCCAGAAAACTTTCCTGTTGCTTCAGCTCCTACTGATTGAGCTTTAGGCTGTTCAACGTTTATATCTTTTATTACTCCGTCTTGTGCTGATACTTCTATATCATCAGCTATTTTTTCTCCAACAGCGTGACGAACATACGCTCCTTCAGAAGTAACTGCGTCACCATATCGTGTTTTTATAGTACCAGCCCCTACGTTTATTCCTCTAAATAAACCACCAATTGCAAATACAGCTGCTGTTTCTAAACCTGTTATTTTTGCTGCATTTAAATAAGGATTTTTTTCAGGATCTTTTTCTTGAGCTGCTTTGCCTACGTTTCGAATAGCAGAAAACGCTCCGGCTTTTAACGATTGTTTAGCAACTTGTCTAATGCCTCCGCGCACTCCTAAAGCAAGCCATGCTTCAGGCAGCATCGCCACTCCCGCAATTCCACCAAGAGCATAATCCATAGGGGCTTCTCGTATTAATTGTTTTCGCTTTTCTCCTTCCATCAAATGATGCGTTACTTGTGCATATTTTTCATAGCTATCTACGCCTTCATATAAAATTCTTAAAGATTCTCGGCCATCTTGTTTAAGTTGGTCTTCATTGTTGTAATTAGGATCTGCGGGAAAATAGTTTCTAAGACCAGGAATAGTTTCTCCAAACAAATCTGCTATCTTATAAGTTGCATGATCTATTAAATGTTGTGGGATAACAGGAAACAAATCTTTAATGCCTTCTTTAAATGCTTGGTGAGATCTATTTTCACTGTTAGATTGCTCCGCTTGAAATTGAGCGTTGTATTGTTTTTGCCCAGCAAGCGTAGGGTTTAATTCTTTATTAAACGTATCGTCTTCAACAATTAAACCAATGCTAGTTGCAAACTCTTCAGGGCTTTCTCCTTCAAGTGGCCCAACAGAAACTTCGCTTTGTTTATTTAGCCTTCTAGCATCTTTAGCTTTTTGTTCTGAAATTAATCCCGACAAAGGGTCAGCTTGATTTGTCCCTCCAAATTCTAAGTCTTCATCAAGGTCTTCGCCTAACTGATTAACAGTAGGTGTTGCCATATTTGCAAATGCTGTAACCATTAATCACCTGAACCATCAAATTTTCTACTAGCGGTAGTTCTTCTTTTAAGAATTTTAGAATTACCTAAATCAAAATAATCAGAAGCAGCTACGTTTGCAGAGCTAAAATTAGAAACTATTTTCCATTCCATGCTTTCATCTTGAATCATTAATTTATGCAAAACTTTTCCATTTTTTTGAGGCAAAGGAGAAGTAGCCATAATTTTTCCTGCATCAAACAGTTTTCCAAAATCTATTTTTCCATCTGTTTTATAAGTTCCATCTTTAAATTCATAATTGCCTTTAGCTTCTCCAGAAAGATTCCAAGCAGCAGCTATGCTTTCAATCATTACAATTGCTGTATCGGGAACAGACAACCCAGATGTTAATTCAGGAATAAACGCTTGAATAACATTGTCATCAGAAACGCCTTTGCCTTGAAAAGTAGGTTTTTGTAAAACGCTGTAACCAATTTTTTCAGCTGTTTTTTCCCAAGCTATTTTTGATAATTCTTCTGTAGTTCCAACGCCTTGTGTTTGAATGTAAGTTTGCGCGGCTTGATTTCCCAAATACTTTCTAGCTTCTTTGCCTAAATGAAGCTGAACATCGCCTACATCAACCCCAAAAATACCAACTGTCATTCCATGTTTAAAACTTCTATTTTGTTCTAAAAACAAAGTTGGATTTACTCGCCTCATGTAAGTGTCCATGTAGCTAAATTTAGTTTCGTTAAAAGTAGTTCCTAAATTTTTAGCATCTGTAAGAACTGGAATTTCTAAAGATAAATGATTAGTAAAAGATTTCCAGACATCAGTAACAGTGCTGTCGGCAACATAATCTACAAAACCTTTTTCCATTACGCTAACTTCTCCTTCAACGGGAGCAGCTGTAATTTCTGCTGCAATTATATGATGCCCCATTTTAGCAGGATTATTTTTTGCTTCAATTAACATTTCTTGATAATTGTTCATATAAGAATCTCTTTTTTCTTCTGGCACTAAAGAAAATCGGTTTAAAAATATTCTTGTTTCAGGGTCAAGATTACCTAATGAACGAACAACTCCTGAGTTTTTTTCTTGGTTTCCATCAGTTACTGCAATTAAAGAAGCTAAATTAGCTATTTCATTAGATGGCATTTTAACAAGGTTGTTAAATTTTAAATTGTTTGATATTTCTGCTGGAATAACTTTATTAATATTTATAAATTCGTTAATATTTTCTGCTACAGCAGGATCGCCAGTTTCTAAAAAATTTCTGTAAGAAGGACCAAAACTTTTATTAAAATTATTGTTAATGCCTCTTTGTATATTTGCACTAGGTGGCCCAACTCTTCCACTACTAACCCAATTTGTATAATCATTATCTGCCATCATTGCTGACGTTATTGCGCTTTCAATAGCAGTAATGTGGGATGGTTTTGTAATAGGTTCTCCATTTGAATAATGAGTAGTTATTCCTGACGGCAAACCTGAGTTTGGGTTTTTTGGAGGAGCGCCATTCATTTTTATATCACGCAATGTCATTTGCAAATCTTTTGCTTGAAACGCTTCTGTTTTTATTTTTATTTCATCAGCTCTTTTTTTAACGGCATTTGAAATTATTTGTTCTTTATGGTTGGCAATTTTTTTAATAAGAATTGCTTTATCTCTTGCAGTTTTTGTGTTTTCAGCAAAGAGGTGCTCTATTTTATTTGCATCTTCTTCTGTTTCAACAGATAAAAGAGCTGTGTCAATTGCAGCTTCAAAAGATGCTGCTCTAACAATGTTGTTTCCAGCTTCAACAACACTTACTGATTTAGCATAAAGCTCTTCAGGTAAAGTACCTTTCATTGCAGGAAGCATATTTATTCTCTCTTTATGAGAAGCTCCTTCAAATTTTATCATTGTATCTGAAAATATGCTTTTTATTTTTCCTTTTACTTCCATTGTATTAAGATGATCTTTAACGCTTTTTCTAAATGTAAAATTTTCTTTATCTGTTTTAGCCCAGCTTTTTGCTGCCGAACCAAGATTTTCATCTGCTTTTGTTTTGCCAAATAGTTTAAGATCGTCCATGTAATTATTAAAAGCTACGTTTTCTCTCATTTCGCCTTTAAGATTTCTTGCCCATAATTTTGCTTTTGATGGAGTAACGCGACCTTGTGATTGACGTCGCATTTGCTCAGCTAATACATCTATTTCCTTATCAAATCCAGCAAGAACATCTGGGCTTCCAGATGATTCATTTGAATGTGCTTTGTGAATATCAACTATATCTATTCCGGCTGTTTCTGCGTCGCCTATAGCTACATTAGAATAGTGCATTGCTTCTTTTTGAGCTATTTGATTTGTGTAAGAACTAACAATTTGAGAAAAAGAAACTTGAAGCGCTTGACGTTGTTCATTATTTTCTGCGCTTTTAAGCACTTTATCTCTAGTAACTTTTGCTTCTTTAGCAAAATCTAATGTAGAAGGTGTTTCTTGAGCAAGGCTAATTTGCGTCAAACTATCAAACATTAGTGCTTTTGATTGAGCAACAAAAATATTATCAGAATCTTTTTTTGCTTGTGACCTTTCATTTACAAGATCAGTTTGCACATTTTCAGCAAATTTAGCTAATGCCCCTGAAGAAGCAGGAGCAACAATTGGCATGTTTCCAATTGAAACATTTTTCTTTTCCCGTTCAAAAGCCATTGTTAATTTCTCCTTTCTTTAAATAACGCATTTTATTAATATGGAGTGTATCCACCACCTGATGAACTGCCCCCTGATGAACCGCCACCTGATGAACCGCCACCCTTTAAAAGGGATCTTCCCCCACTAAGGATTGTACTTGCCGCACCAGTATAGGCTGAGACTTTAGCTTCTTTACCTTGCAAAAGAAATGCGCGAGTTTGACTGCTTCCAGTAACTCTTGTTGCTAAAAGATTGTCTGCATCTCTTCTAAGGTTTTCAGCAGTTAAGGCTAAAGCAGATCTTCCTTGAGAACTGCCTCCACTTGCTGCAAATGCGGCTCTGTTTCTTGATTGTCTTTCTTGACTCTCACGTTTTAATTGCGCAATAGATCGTTGCGTTTCTAAATCTCTTTGAGCAGCCGCTTCTTTTGCTCTTGCATTTGCAACGTTTCCCGCTTTAATTTGCCCACCGGCAGCTATTGCTGTGCTGGCAACCATTAAGCCAATTGTAATTGGATCACCCATTAATACGCCAATTCTGCTTGCATAGATAAAATTGTTGCTTTCATTGGTTCAGTTAAAAGCAATGTAACTGTAGGCTCTCTTGAATAACCAAGAAACTTAAATTCAAATGGGCCACTTAAAGGATCAGGTTGACCGGATAAATTTTCTTGCACATTTCGAGTTAGCAAAACTTGATCGCTGGCAGTCAAAGAAATTGTGTCATAAGTTTCTACAATTAATTTATTTAACCGCCGTTTTTTTCCTGATAATGGACCGCCTCTGCTTGCCGCATCAAAAGGCATAGGTTTTAAATACGACAAAAACGGGATACCAATTTCTAAAGATATTTGTTTTTCGACAGAATCAGGCAATGTAAGCACTCCAAGGGAAGATACTGTGTATTCCCCTATAAAAGCGTTCCGAGTTCGTACAGCAACTTTATGGTTAGCATAGGTGTGCAACTCGCTAAATGTCCTAGAAGGGCTGCTAGCCGTCGCTGTAATCCCTAAATCAAAGACTCTGTCTTTATTAAAACGTTCAACATAATAATGATTTGTTCCTGCTACTTTTCTTTGAACAAGCACAAACAAATTATCATTTACTGCCGCAACACTTAAAAACTTATCCCCTGTAGACATTGAAGAATAAAAATTTAATTGGCTTGAAAAATGATTTTCGCTTGCCGATGTAACAGTAGAGTTATTATAAGATGTTCTTGCGCTTGTTTGGCCTGCATCATTTTTTCCAGGAAACCATAAAGACCATCCACGAGTTTCTTCTTCTCGAATAGAATGAAATACTGCCATAGATCCATTGCCCATAACATAAAAAGCATATTGTTCTGGGTAATCACTTGAGGTTAAAACTGCGCTATCAATTGGATTTTCAATTAAATGACCTGCCAAAATTGAAATAGACGATGAAGTGTAACTTTGATTTAAATCTTTATAATGATATTCTCTAATGTTTTTGCCGTTACCTCGTTGAGCAAACAAGATTGCATTATCAAAAACGTGAGGCTTAACTCGTTTGCACCCGTAAAATGTTTGAGGCTGAACATTCATGTTCGATGGAGTAATTGCTTCACCGGCATCAACTGATGTGTATAATTCTGCCCCATCTGTTAAAATTGTTAAATCACGACCTGGAATAATATATTGTATTCTTCTAACTTCTGAAGTTGCGCATGAAAAATCAATAGCGTCGTCTGATGCGGCAGTTCCAACATCAAAGTTAAAAAACTGTTCTATCTTGCTTGCAACAAGCCCAGAAGGGCGTGCTGGAGGGCCGTTAAGCCACAACCGTCCTTCTCGGAAGCAAGCGGTAGATGGGTAGCCTCTAAGGTTGCTAAATAAAGGCTCACCCCAATCTAATGTTAATAGTGCAGCCGCAGAAGAAATCGCTGATTTTAAAGTTACAGTAGCATCATGAGATAGAGCTGTTATTGCTGTTATTTCAAATTCTTTAAAAGTGTTATTATCCCCATCATCAATTATTTGAAATCTTTTTCCTACATGATCTGCGTTCCAAAAATTAACAACGGGTGTTGTGCTGTTATTTGTATAAACACCGCACGTTACAGAAGCGCCAGCAACGTAACTACCGCCAGCCACAGAAAATTTTAAATGCACTTCAGGAGCAGTAAATTTATGATAAGGCTGATTTAATCTTGTTTTGTTTTGGTTTTCGTCAAAAGCAACTTCATTAAGGCTAAAATTATTTAAAGTTAAACGCTTTAATATTTGAGGCTTAATTCCTTCATGGCAAATAATCATTGTGTCTGCAAATTGAGTAAAGTCTAAAGTCTTTATATGAGAAAGAGACCAAGGCGTTGCAATTACTTCAACTTTATTCCAGTTAGGCGCACCATAAATTGTCATTTTTTGTGCAGTAAGAACCAGCAAATAACTTTGAGTTTCAGAAAACACAAAAGGAATTAATCTTCCATCCCCATAAAACTTATCTATTAAATCTGTTCCAGGTCTTGATGTGACACCTCCCTGTGCAAGCTGTCTAAAATTACGCAAACGCAAAGCGCCCTGCAAATAATGTTTAAGATCTGTTCTTCCTCGCATTCGCGGATCTAGTTCGCCAGATGAGAACGTAGTTATTGAACTCATTGCTCTCGACATTAAAGCAGTCCTTCATTTCCCGATCTAAGCCCACGTCTTGCAGCCAAAAACTGTTGAGTAGTAATTGCTCTTGGAGTGGATTGACCTCCATCTTGTGATCTAGCTTTTCTCTTGTAAGTGTCGCCAATTGAAGCCAATAATTTTGCTTTTTCTTCGTTTTCCGTTAAGCCCATACAAAACATAGCAGCAAGCGCATGAATAATAGACATTCTAAAATGTGGAGGCCAAGTTGCAACGGGCGGTTCAACTGTTCTTTCAATACTAATCACAGAATTTGCGTCAGCATTAATAAGCAATTTGTCGCCTTCCATTTCCCATTCACCATTTATGCTTCTTCCGCGCTCAAGCACATTCCATATACGGACCGTTCCTACCGGAATCTGGAATACACCCAGTCCTGTTGGATGTGTTACGCTTACAACAAATGATGTTGTCGTTGTTTCTGTAGCGAATCTCCACCGTGTTTCAAATAACTCTGCTTCAATAACATCTTCTAATATTGTATTAGCAACTAAAGCTTGAGTTGATTGATCGTCTAAAGACGTAATTGGTGTATCGCCAACCAAAATTAACGCTGAATTAACTAAGTCAATTTTGGTTTTACTCATAATTTATTTCTTCTTTTTTTTAGTATAAGCCATTTAAGTCTCCTAAAAATAAAAGGGGGAAACTGGATTTAAAAAGGAGCCGTCTTTAAACCCAAATTTATCCCCCTCTTATAAGCCACAATAAGTAAGCAGCTTAATCTGTATCGGTTGTTGCAAACGCATTCATGTCATTAACATCAACAACGCCTGCCGCACTATTTGCACTTACAACCATATGACCTGTGGCATCTCCTAATTTAGCCATGATTACATCGCCAATATTTAAGAACCCACTTGCCGCATTGAAGTAGCCCGAAGAGTCTGCAACTGCTTTGTTATCCGCAGATACATACATATACTGAGTAAACCCAGCACTTGAAGCTACACGAGAAAGTTTTTTAAATTCAAAAGCCATTATCTTTCCCCTTTATTCTGTGTATTCAATTGCTTCAAGACCTTCTTGGTCAATAATGACCGATCCTAAAGCAAGAGAGCCAACAAAAAGCCATGCAGCATATTCGTTTTCCCAAGATGGGGTAATGTTTGGTTCAGCGTTCATGCCAAGACCCATTGCGCTTCTATGGTAGGCAAAGCTTGTTCTAGTTGTTCCCGAAACCGGAAGACCACTAAATGTAAAGAGCAACATACCAAACCATCTTTTAGCAGTAATGCCAGTAGGCCAAGGCAACTGATCTGGACCAATGTAATCGGCATCAGAAAACTGATCGATGCTAATTAAATCATTCCATCCAGCAGGACTAACTGGCATAAATCGCGCACCATCATCAGGAACATCTCGGTTCCCCATTCGGGTGTGGACTTCTTGTATTTTTGCTAAAGTCAAACCAGTACTGCCATGAACTTGAGTGTTTGCAGCTGCACAGGCCGACATTGATGTTGTAAGCACTTCATCAACTTTACGGCCTAACGCTCCAGCAATCGCTTGAACCGTTACTTGTCGTTCGTCAATGTTAGTTTTAAGCATATCTAGTTTGTCAATAAGCTCACCGGCATAATAGTCATCCATTGTAACTGTGACCTTTGTGTGGTCTAAATTCATCAATGGTACTTTACCGTGTCTTGCTTTTTGTCCTGCAACGCCTTTTCCTATTTTCGGAAAAGTATCGTCGGTAGCAGATACCTTTTTCTCACGAACTGTATTTCTTAGCTTAGAACCCATACGCTGAAAAGCAACGTGAACTTCGCTTTCGAATTGCGAGATAAAGGTAGCGTCAATTGTTGGAGCCGCCATTTTTAACTTCCTTTATAAATTAAACACAAATCGGTTGTTCCGTTGGCAGTCGCTAACTTGGTTATTCCCGAAGGGCCAAAGCTTGTGCGTTATGGGCCGATGATTATTGGTATCTAAAGAAATGAAGGGTTAGTACGCACAATTTAATTTACTTATCTTTATTCCGGTTATTCCACAATTGAAAAAGCGTCTCAACTTTTTTAGTTAAATGCTCAACGTCAATTTTAGTTTTAATAATAGCATAAGCCATGCCTCCCAATACAGCGAAAGCTGCTATTGCTGAATTAAGCCAAGAAAGAGCGTCAACGTTTTCCATTAGCGTTTATTGCCTGGTTTGAATTTTAACATAAGCTTTAATTAACTCAAGCGAGTCTCCGTAAGAAACAGAACAAAGCCATACATTTTTCACGCTTTGCAAAGCTGTCCAATGTTGTGTTTTTTTATTAACTGTAATAATAATTAATTCATTACGTTGATTTGTTGCTCTTAAAACAGGCACTTCGTTATGTGTTTTTTTCATAGTTTGCAATGCTGTTTTTATAGGCAGGCAATAGCGGTTTTGATTTTCAGCACGAGCAAATTTAGCCCATAACAAAACAAGGATCATTCCAACAAACAAAATAATTATTAATTTTTGTTTCAAGGCCAAACCTTTCCTAAAATTGCACTGCCAAAATATCCAACTCCAGCTCCTATTAAAGTAAGGACTGCTCCTGCTCCTCTCCATCTTGCAAGTTGATCGTTTTGTTTGCTTACTGTTTTATTTATTTGCTGTACGTCTAATTGTAATCGTTCAACTTGCGCTGACAATCTTCCCATTTCTTTGAGGATGTCACCGCTATTCATTAGAGCCTAGCAAATCCTTGAGTGATCTCCTCAATAAGTTTAGGATCTCTATGTGCTGGGTCCCAATATTTTGGGCTATTCATTAACTGTTGCAATTCTTCAATTGTTCTTTTTACTGGAGCAGATGCTTGACTATCAACTAATCCACCGCTTTTGCCTACCATTCCCATTAATTCTTCAACAGCCATTAATCCTTCTGCTGAATTTGCTACTTTTGCAAGCTGTTCTTGAGTTTGAGTAGAAAGCTTTTCAGACCAAGATTTTACTGCATTTACTCTTGTTTGAGCGTCATCTCCTAGCTTTGCCATTTCAGCTTCAATGTTAGGGGCGTTTTTTTGAACTGCGTCAATATATGCGCTTACTCCTGATTGAAATTGCTCGTTGTCTAACCCCATTGTAAAAGATTGCTCTCGCCAAAAAGATAAAAGTGGATCAGTGTCTGACCATTCAACACCTTCAAGTTCTGGAGTTGTATACTTTGATAAATCTTCTGGCCTGCTTGCAAGTCTTTCGTCTGCTAACTCGGCTCTTAAAACTTCGTTTTTAGTAAACATTTTCTTTTCTAAAGCAGTATAGGCTTCAGCCATAGAATCTACTTTTGCTGAATTTGTTTCAGAATCCCAAAACTTATCAGGGATATTGTCAGGACGATCTATCGTCTCTACTGATTCTGCTGTTTGCTCTGTCCCAGAGACTTGTAACGCTTCTTCCATCGGATACTCCATTTTGAGATTTAAGTTTTTCAGACGTTTCAATTAATTGTATTATATCTGCATACACAGATCTTCTGCCTTCCATATAAATTACTTCGGAAGCTTCAATTGGCGGGGATAAAACTTGGTTAATAGTTAATGACCGCAAGTAATCTAAAAATATTTCTCCATCCCCTTCTGTAAATAAAGCGTTAGCAATATGCGCTACCGCAGCTCTTGAAATTTCTGTCATTGAGGCTCGCCTCCTTTTTGAGCTTCTAAAGCTGGGGCAAGTTGCCCAATTGTTTCCTGTAACAATCTTGCTTGCTCCTCCTTAGAGCGCAAAAGCTTCATTGGGACTTGTTGTCTTTCGGCATACCATCTTGCAGTTTCATCTTGGTCAATTAAAACTTGTGTCATTTGAGGGCCAAAAATTTGTGCCATTCGCTGCATGTAACTATCCATGTTTGTTACGTCTTGCATTCTTTGGGCTGCGGCTAAAGGAGATTGAGACACAACTTTAATTGTTTTTCCGTTTATTACTGGTAACTCAATAAGTCCTTTTTGCTTCATAATATAAACAACTCGTTGAATTACTGGCTCAACTAATTCTTTCATTAATCGCCCAAAGGCTGGACCAATCTCTTGAGCTAATTGCGCCATACGCTCTGCAACTTCAGTTGCGCTCATTGGTGTGGCTTCGTGCGGCCTACCTAATTGTTGATTGTATAAAGCGCGTTTTATATTATGACGCATATCGTCTAAAACAAGTTGGCCAACGTCAAATCTTGCTGGAGTTTGCAACGGATCAATCCGACTGCCTGGAGCGCGAGGAATTATTATTCCAGGACGAAGAGAAATACTGTCTGGGTTTATAACTCCATCATCATCTGCTTGCCACATACCTGAAATACTCATGTCAGCGTTTTCAAGAATTAGCTGAACTACTAGATTGCAAGTTCGTATTGCAGGGAGCGCATTTATAACAGGGCCGCGTCCATAGCTTTCTCCAGCGGCTTTGCTCCATCTAAATAGCACCCAAGGATTTGATCCTCTTCCTTCATATCTTTCTTTATGCAATTCAGCTTCTAAAGAAGGAATATGACAAACGTAGTCCCAATTTCTAACATTTGGAGAAGATCTATCTCTTATTGTTGATTGCATAATTTCTATAGTGTCATTGGATTGATTCCTTGATTTGACAATTTCCCAAACATCTTTTGGCATATCAGGAAACATAATTGGAAGGTGCTCAATCTTGCACAATTTTCTATAATGCACATCGTCTACTAATCCGTCTGGCCCATCCTCTAACGCAATTTCCGTTAAAGGAATTGCTTGGAATCTTAATGGGTCAACAGAATCTCCTGCTGTAATATTTAATACGCCAGTTCCAACAGCTAAATCGTGTAAAGCTTCATTTATTTCTTGGTCAAAATTTGAATTAGCAATATGGTCAAATACTTTTTCTGTAATTTTTTGCAATTCGGCATTAACCTCTTCCGCTTCTTGCTCATCAGGAATATCTGAACCAGCGACTAAATTAGCCCATCTTGCAAAAGGAGGGATTAAACTGCTTTGTAGTTCTGCAGCAAATTCTGTTACTCCGACTACTGCCGTTTCATCAAAAATGCGATCTGTTCTTGATACGCCTACTTGATCTGAATGGTCAAATCCTTGCCTTGTTGGCATAGTGTAATCATAAGCGTCTTGAAAAAGAGATTTATATCTATCTCTTTTTGTAAAAGCGGCTTCTGCTTTTTCCTTTAAATTTTTAGGAGTCATTTGTTATCCCAATAAACTTTTTTTAACTTGCTGACCGCCACCGGCCGTTCCTGCCGAAATTAAACTGCTGTACCCAACAGCACCGTTTAACCGAGCGCTTCTTAAATTAGCAGACTTCGCGTCTGCTCTTGCTTTTTCTTCTTCCGCAGAGCGACGGGCAGCAGCCCTGTCGGCTGTTAATTGGGTGTCTGGTTTAGGACCGGACAATAGATCGCCAATTTGGCTCATTTGTTTTCTCCGCAGAATCGTCTGATGATACAAAAGAAACCGATGCGCCTGCTGATGTATACGCACAAAAAAGTTGAGTTGGCGTAAAGGCCCATGATTTAAATTTAACAAGATGCTTTATTGCAGAAACGCAAGTTGCCATTGGAAAACATATTTGGCGATAGCCAGTTTTAGGAGGCAGCGCTTTTAACACAACCCCTCCACGACGCTCAATGTTTATTAAAAAATTATCCAATTGTTTATTTGCCATTTTATATATATTAAGCCCAATTATTGAGTGGTCATAAAGATACCATTGGTCTAATTGAGGATCATACCCCAATGCAGCAACATGCTTAAATTTTCCTCTGCAAAAAACGTGATCCCACCAATATTCGTTGCTTCTTGCAATAAATACTAAATACCACGCCGAAATAGACGTTCCCATTTATCATTCTCTTTTTTCTGTGGACTCATGCGTTCTTTTTGTCTATCAAATGGGTCCCATACAGCTTTTGCATTTACAACGTTAGCTCTGTTGCGACCCATCATTTTGCGGCTTTCCCCGCCTCCAATCATTGCGTATTGCAACGCATCATGGATGTGACTAAATTTGTTTTTGTCTGGAGCATCGTGGTATCTTTCAGTTGCTCCTGAAGCTCTAACTCTCATATAAGCGTAGCCGCCTTCAAACCCGCGTTTTAAAATAGTGCAACTAGGATCTAATAAAAATCCAGGTTTACCTTGAACAACGCGAGTTAAAGTCCCGTCCACGCTATCAATCCTTATACTTGGATCATTGCTTGGCGCAGGATAAGCTTTCAATCCGGCGGCTCTTAAAATTGAAAACGGTGTTTTCTCATCAGTTTGCGCTCTATAATCTCCAGATGGATCTCCGTAAATAATAGCGTCATCAAAATGGTCAGGGAATTTTTTGGCGAGGACGTGTTTGATTTCTTGAGAAAATTTCTCTGCCCCCATATTCGAAGCCACAAGTTCCGCTAAAACCAACCAGCGCCCAGTAGGGAGCCGTTGACAAAAAACGGCGGCTGGCGTTAATCCAAAATCCATACCAATAATCAAATCTTGATTTGGCACTACGGGAATTGGCTCTCTTGCCATATGTATTTCTGGAGCAAAGTTTGCGTACACTGATTTCCCCTCTACTACGTTTCCGATCCTGTTCATTACATAAACGTCTATCCATGATTTTGTCTTTCCTGCTACAAGTTTCGGGTAATAGGTTTCAACAAGGTTGTGTTTATTTTCAGCTTTTGGATTTGGCTTGTAATCAATAACTTCTCCATCTGGAGACTTTACTTCATTTAACGCAGAAGGCTGACTATAAAAAGACCAGTCATCTGGGCGAACAAGCATTAAAGCTTCTTCACGAGTAAGGTATTCAGGCAACGGAACTTCTCCAGACATAATTGCCCACCAGTGATCTTCATCAGGAGCGTTTGTGTCCATTATTACTCCATACCAAGATGGGCCTCCGTCTTTGCGACTTGGAAAACGCCCGACGCGCATTGTGCAAGCGTCAATAATAGATTTAGGAACTTCTCTTGCTTCATTAATCCAAATGCCTGTGAACTCAATAGATAAAAGTTTTCTAACATCTTCATCTCTATCTAAAGCAAGAAAGATTACTTCTATTTCAACGTCAGCAAATCTGACCATATGCGTGTAAGGCACAGACCATTTAAAAACCCCAAATATATTTTCAGGATACCAATCAAGCCACGTTTTAATAGTTGTTGTTTTAAGCTGGGGATTTGTGTTTCTAATTACGCCCCATCTTGACCGGCGCACTCCGTTTTTATCTGGCTCTTGTTCACAAGCTCTGCGCATTACTTCAATGCAACAACTTACAGATTTTCCTGACCCAACTGGCCCCCTCATTCCTCGCACAAACGAATTATCTTTTAAGAAATTCTTTAAAGTTTCTCCACCAGGCTTATAACTAAATTTATAGCCTTGTTCTTCAGGTGAGTTTTCCAGCATCAATTAAAGCCTTTAAGTTTTGTTCCGCAACCCTTGGTCCAATTGCTTCAATAATGCGATCCATTTCGCGTTCAGTAATGCGGCTTTTTGGATAATCTTTCATATGCATTTTTCGCACTACTTGGCGCAATCTTTGAAGATCTTCGTATTTCAAAGAGGCTAACCAATCAGAATAATGATACGGTTCTATTTTTGAAAAATCAATTTCTTTCACAAGTTGCTCCTTTAACGTTTATTTTTTATTCTTCTACTGGATCGTCATACCATTCCATAAATATGGTTGACACATTCAAATCGCAAAATTGTATAACATCGTCCTTATCTTTAAACGCGCGTTGAGTAAGCGGATTGCTTAAATTAAGATTTAATCTTGCTTTTTTTACTGCCGTAAATCCATTATACGGATCTTCAATTTTATTTTCTTCCGCGTCTACAAAAACCGGCTGAGTCTGCAACGTGACAAGATAACCTTCTTCATTTTCCAAAACTGTAACAACTCCGTCACAAAGAATATCTTTATAAGATTTTGCAAAATCAAGCATCTTCTTCTACTCCTAAAATTCGTGATTGAACGCTGTTTGACGTAGAGCTGTATATTTTATCTCCAGCGTTTAATTTAAATTTAAAATTCCAAAGCCCCCACTGATAAGCAGGAAACGGAACTTTTGTTTGATCTAACTTGTTAACATTTACAGAGTTCTGAAGAAGACTTCCAACCACAGCAATTGACATTGCCGCGGTCCCACTATTTACTCCCACAACTCCTTCAAATTTTCTTCCTTCTGGAACAAGATACATTAAAGTATTAGCGGTCGTGTAGTTCATACACGCAATTGTTTTTGCTGGGACAGATGCAATAGCTGAAGCTGCAACTTCAGCTGTAGGTTTTAGAATCTTCGTTAAAGCCATTATCTACTCTCCTCGACTGCTGTTATTCTTACTTCTAGCTCAGGGGCTACAGTATATGAGCGACCTGAAATTTGAGTAGATGAAGGGGCAGAAGCAAACGACCTGTGGCCTATAACAAATCCCTCGGTTTCTCCTGCGCCAGGATTTGCCAAAGCGGTTCCGCTTGAATCGACATATTTTGCCCAAGTCAGACCTCCTGCGGCAGTAACTTCATTGGTTTTCATATTCCAAGAAACGATTGGGCCAGGTCCGTTTCCGGCTGACATACTATTTGTAAATGTGAGAATATCTTGGTCAAGATAAAATTGAGATGTGTGTGTCCAGCTTGCGGACGATCCGGTTCTGCCTCGGAAAGCAGCAGCAGTTATTGAAGCAGTATTGCCGCTGTTAACCCAATTGCCACCAGCAAGATACGATGTGTGCCAACCCAAGAGAAGGTTTGCGTCATTTACGTCCACGCTGTAAGAATTTGAGCTTGATGTAAAACTTGATTGGTGCATATGATCTGTGTCTGCCCAAAAAAAGTACAACGTATTTGAATGCTGCGTTGCGTGTCCATTTGAAAATATTAAAATCCGTTTGGTTTTAGAGTACGCCGTAGTTCCAATAAACCAGTTTTGTCGATAGTTGCTTTGTGAATAAGTAGCTCGAATATATCCGGGGGAAGATCTATTACTGTTTGGACCGTAACTTCCGTTACTTGATGTTTGAGCAGCATTTGCTAATAGCCAGAAACCTGTTGTTCTATTATTTGGCGACGACCAAGCTAGAGATTCAGTTGTGTAGTCAGGCCATTCCACTAAAAATACTTCTTTGTTATATGCGCTTGAGTGAACTGACATTCGTTTACCGTTATCTGAAAAATAAGCCATATTATGAATGGCGTAACTGCCCCCCATTGTAGGACGAGTTAATGCCGTTCCAGCTTTATTGTACAAATCCACATAACCGTGTGTTCCTGTGTGGGGACTTCGAGAAGCTGCGCCTTTGAGATCATGATATTGAAATCTAGTTGTGTTGTCAGGAGCAACTAAAAACCTACCGTCGTAATCCCAAGGTCTGTTGCCTGTTCCGTGGCCAGTTAGATAATGGGTAGTTCCATCAAAACTTCCAGTATAAATTAAATTTGTTTGACCGCCTCTGTTATTTAATACGGTAAAGAAATGTTTTAAATTTGTGATGGTATTTGTAACAAATTGCCTAAAATTACCGCTGTAGTCCATCGTGCCCGCACCAGTTGTAGTGGCAGAAAATGTAGTAGATGTTTGAACTGTTTGCTCTCCAACAGGCTCTGGAATTTTATTAACACTAAGTTCTATTCCTTGGCATTGAGTAATATTTGAAGTCGTTATGTAAGCAAGTGAAGAATGTCTATAATCTACAAAATTAATTGGCTGGGCGGGGACTCTTACTGAAAGAGTAGATGACACGTCAACAATTTCCGATCCAGAAACTCCTTTAGTTGTGCTGCTGCTAATTGTGCCTAAATTTATAAACTTGCTAGGGGTTGCAGCTAAATCCGCAGTTGTCCCAACGGAAAGCGTAGCCAAAGGATGAGAAGTTGAGCCATCACTATGCGCTACATTTACATCTTTAATAACTAAAGCTGTTGTTGCATCAGTTGTAACAGAGGCAATGTTGCCTGCGCCTATTTCAGCAGGAGTGTATTTTTTATGAAATATTTGCTTTACCAGATCAGCCATGTTTTATGTTCCTATGAAAATTTCATTTGTGAGGCAATACCGCCACCGGCACTTAACGCGTCTTGATTAATCCAAGTTGGCGCTCCTGTCGCATTGCTACTCAACACTTGTCCTGTTGTTCCAACTGCCGACATTCCTGTGGTATTTACGGCGGTTTGATAGGGTATTGTTCCGGCAGAACCTCCTGTAATAGAAAGGTGGGTAACTGTCGCTGGCAATCCACTCAAATCTGAATAAGCGCCGCTAGCCGCAACTGCATGTAGCCCTAAATTAGTTCGAGCACCAGAAGCTGTACCTGATCCAGTTCCTCCATCTACTATAGCTAAGTCAGTAATCCCACTAATAGACCCACCAGTTATTGAAACGCTATTTGCAGCTTGAGTTGCAATTGTTCCAATGCCTAAATTTCCTCGACTTGTAACAGCATTTGCAAGATCTGATAAATTGCTGGCTCCGGTCATAAACCCGCCTGTTGCTGTTACGCCTCCCTGCCAAACTGTTGCAGTTCTAACCTTTAATTCATTCGACGACGTATCAAAATAAAGGCTGCCAACAAGAAGTGTATTTCCATCATTGTCTACTGTAGGAGCTGTGCCTTTTGCTCCAAGGTATCTATCGTCAAAGCTATCAAAAGACGCGGCTGCTGCCGATGCTGCTGTTTCTGCTGCAGATTTAGCTGTAGTAGCTGTGCTCGCCGAGACAGACGCTTCACTAGCTTTAGTTGTTGATATCCCTGCTTGAGTCGTTGCTGTTCCAGCAGAAGTTGAGGCGGCGCTTGCAGATGTTACGGCTTCTGAAGCTTTGGTTGTTGCTAATCCAGCTTGTGTTGTAGCTGTATCTTTATGGCCGCTGGCAGTTGTCGCGGCTGAAGACGCGGTAGTTGCTGCGGTTTGCGCGGAAGATAAGCTTGTCGCAATTGTTGATATACCATTATTAGCAGTAGTAGCAGAAGTAGCTGCTGCCGACGCGCTGTTAGCTGCGTTTGTAGCTTGGGTGCTGGCAACAGTCGCAGAACCGGCCGAGGCATTTGCTTGCGCGGTTGATTCAGAAAGCGTCGTAGGAACAGAAAGCTTAGTTATCCTGCCTTGAACATCTACAGTAAATCCTTGTTGCGCACTTAAAAAAGGACTTGATCCTGGAGACAAAACCCCTGTCAAAGAAAGATCAAGAGTAGGGTCGCCTTGAGCGCCAGTGCCGTTTGTTATTTGAATGCTGCTAGTCAGGCTTTTAATTTCTCTGGAGGTATAGCTATTAAGTCCTTGGCTAACAATCAAACCAGCGTTTAGACTCTTTAAGCCAGTGTAACCACCATCTAAAACTGAGCCATCCCCAAAATGGGAATAAATATCATTAAAATTAGCGTTTACTTTTTCAGCAGTAGTATAAAGAGAGTCACCGTCTAATGTTCCTGGCTGTAAATTATCTATAATTTGTTTGGTCATTGATCCTCCGCTTATAAAGAACTAACAAATAATTTTTCCTATTTGTACGCACAAAATATTTTTTTTGAGAGCTATAGAAAAAGCTTATATCGTGTGTCTCTAGGGGAAGTCGGTGTAGATAAGTCCTGTTTTTAAACCCCCCCCCTCTCTATCTACGGCAAACGCTTACTCTCTCTTTTTTATTCTCCTAAGTCTATATGTACACTTACACTTCCTGAGTGAGTTACATGCTTTCTTTCCATTACTTTCATACCCATACGATCTAATGTATCCTTTGCTGCTGCAAATCGTACCTTATCTTCGTCTGCTTCATGGATTAATTGCTGCATCGTAGCTACTGCGCTACTTACCATGTCTGTATTAAGCTTACTCATTACTGCGTTTCTTATATATTCCAAAACTACTGTGTTTTGCATGAGTTTATGAGCTACTGAAGCTGGTCGTTTCGCCTTGCTTCCTGCTAATCTTACTGCTTCGCTTCGGGATCTTACATTACCGATTGCCATGACATCACAGAATCGTTTCTGAAATGGAGTTAAGCGCAAGCTTAGCTCATCTAATTCGTGTTGAACTGCTTTAGTAGGAGCATTGAATGAATCGTTGTTCATGATTGCCTTATCTTATCTTAAAGTAGATAACAACAAAGTGAGTTATTAGTGAACCCTTACTTTATTAGTGTCAAGATGTACTTTTGTCACACTTTATTAAAACTCTAGGTATTCAGTCATTGCTTAACTTTAACCGACTTAAAATAGTTTTGTATTTGGCATTTATGTCACACTTAGAAAGGATATTACATCGAACTTTATGAGTGAGAGTACTACACACACAGACCTCTTTATCGTACCAGACTTAACGGTGAAGTAAAGGGGTCGGCATTCTTCATACACTAATCTGCACTAATTGATTTATTTCAGTATTACCTTGTCTTATCCCTGAGTAATTCCTGCCCATCAAAAGTTTCGATAAGCTCCTTGCAGAAACCTAAACGCAGTTTACCCCTTGACTACACCTAGCAGTCTGGACCGCCGAGGTCGCCGGTGCATAGGGCATCGGAATAACTTAGGAGAATATCATGACTACATTCGTACTTACTTTCCTTGTATACAGCATATCGATTTTAATGGCTTGTTACGCTGTTGCAGGAGCCATTTGCACATACATAAACTTCAAACGTGACGTTAACGAATTGAACGAGTTACATGACAGCAAGAATGGAGAAAGTTAATGGCTTTTAGTATTTCAGAAATTCAAGATCATCTAGCTGAAGAAACTTCACCTTCATTTCGCGGAACTTCGCCAGTTTTTATGGGCGATGTGGTTCAAGAATTGTTAGATACATTTAGTATTACTGTTTCTGACAGCTTAAATAACGTTAATTCATCTACATCAAAAGGAGATAAATCATGAGCTTAGATACATCATTTGTTCAGAAAAAAGGTCAATCACTTTTAGAAGCTTTTAATTTTGCTAAAGATAAGCCAAAGAGTTTACAAGCTCTCCAAGCGCGGCATGAAAAGAATGAATCGCTTGAAAGAGCAGCTTGCATGGAATCCGAGCAAGTAATTCTTGAGGATTGTCGTGACATTATGGCTTTGCTTAAATCAATATCGGACACTAATTGTTCGGGAGAATATATGGTAGGCGAAGAAGCACGTCCTCCTTTAGCGTTTTTTATCGGCACAATTGCATCATCAATTATTGGAAATTGTGATAGAGCAGAAAAACGCATTAATGAAAGAGAGGCAATGCTTTTACGAGTAAGTGCTAAATTCAGAGCTGGAGCAGTAGCGACAGGTGAAATTGACGCAGTAGAGCTTGCAAGGTTAAAAGCGCAGCAACAAGCCAATGAGCTTGAACGACATCTTGCCGTTTCTTTTGCTAAAGCTGGCAAAGAAATTTATTCATCGTTAATGGGCAAAGAATGGGAGCCTTGGAAACCAGCTCATGAAAGCCGCAAATTAACAGCTAACGAAGTTAACGCTCAATTGTCAGGTCTTAAATAAAAGCTCCCTGCGGCCCTGCCCATAAAATACGGGTGGGGTCGTTCCTTTTTTTTTGCGTGACGGCCATCCATTTCAACAATCAAGTGCCTTTTTAACAATCAACCAGGAGCATAAAAATGTTAGAATTAAACCAATTTACTGGAAGTTCTGAATTTTTCAAATTTAACGCTTTTTCTAAATCAATTGCTACTGAAGGCATTATGCACCTTTGCCAAAAAGGTAATTGCAGTTGGCTTATTACAGATATTGATGCACATCTTATAGCGGGCAATAAGAATAAATTAATGCAAGCTGAGTCAATGCTAGTTGCTATAATAAAACAAGACGAAACAACTATATCAAAAAACTCATCAGAAAAAGGCGCAAATTTGCGAATCAGCGATGGCAACGGAAATCATTTTGTTAGCCAATATTACGGCTATGCTGATTTGCCTAAATTTATGCTAACAATTTGGATGATTAAAAACGAACTTAATTCTTTTACTTATATGTTGCCTAGCGAATATTAAAAGGAGATGAAAAATGGCTACAGTATTCAGGTTTTATAACCCAACATCAACCAATCATCATTACACCACAGACAAAAATGAAATTGCCAGTTTAAGGGAAAACACAGATTGGAATTACGAAGGAGCAAAATGGGAAACTGTTGACGGCGACGTTAACGTTTTTCGCTTTTTTAATAAAATAGATGGCAGACATCTTCTTTCTTCAGACGAGACTGAAAAAGACAATATTATCGATAATCTTTCAAATGAATGGAACTATGAAGGCATTGCTTTCACTACTGACACAACAAGTGGCGTAGCACGTTACCAACATGAAAATGGATCATTCTTTTATACGAATGACCAAACAGAAATGAGCTTTATTTCAGATAATTTGTCTCATTTAACAATAAATAACTCAAGCTTTGGAGCTAATCCAGTTTCGCCTAGAATTGAAGGAACAATAAACGATGACGTTATAGATTTTTCCTCTGGAAACACAGCTCTTTCAGCGCATGAAGGAAATGATGTTATTAATTTTGTTGGAACAAATGGCTTCGTCTTGGAAAAAAGAGAATATATTGATGCAGGAAATGGTGATGATACAATCAACATAAGTCATCATAAAACTAGTAACAGCGAACCAATAAAGTTATATGGAGGAAACGGAGCAGATACATTTAATATATACAGGCTAGACGGCTTACAAAGCTCCACAGGCGGCGGCTGGGGAGAAACAATTATTGAAGATTTTGATCCTTCAGAAGGCGATGAACTTGCAATATTTGGTTCTCCAATAGAAAATGTAGTAGACAGCAACCTTTCAAAATGGGCTTGGGATGATTCCACGATATTAGATAATGGGTTTGTTGAAAAATCTTTAATTATATCAGAAATTTCATCAGAAAATGGAGATTACACAAGAATTGATTTAGAATTTAATTTTTTTAGTTTGTTAACAGAAGATTATTCCGGTTATGTAGAGCTTTTAGGCGTAAGCAATGAAATATTTAACGATTATATAGGAGGATAAAATGTTTATATGCAACGGAACCAATAGTTTTAACCACACATCTGTTAAATTTGCTCCCCACGAAAGTGTTGACACAAATTTAAAGTTTATTGTGTCACTTAGTGAATCAGTTCGTCTTAAAGAAAAATCAGAATCTATAGACACAAAACTTCGTTTATGGTTTAAAAAAGAAGAACTTAAATCTCTTCAAAAACAAATAACAAAAGCTCTTGAGCTATATGAAGATGTTAAAGTTATGTCTAAAATTCTACAAAAAAAGATTTAATTAAATTTAAATGAAAAGTGCGTAATCTTTAGCATTTAGTTATTTCATTATCTAAAAATGGTAGATTCTATAAAACCCCTTTCTTTTGTAGCCCCTGTTGTATGCAGCAAATGTGGGCGTGTTAAAAACATGAGCAACCAACAACATTATGTAAACGGCAAACTGCAATGCGCTTGCGGAAAAGACATTGATATGTGTTGCCAAGGGGAGACTGCAAACGAATTACTAGATTAGGAGCCACAATGTTTATCGCTAGTTTCTTTAAAACAACATTTTTACGATTATTTACTGCAAGAGTTGGTGTGTTTTGCATTCTTCATATGCTTACAACTTTTATTATCTTTTGGATTTTAATGGGCCTTAACGTTAACCCTACGTTTGTTGCGGCTATTGTTATTAGTTATATAATTACTCCATTTTGGTTATTTTTAACTAGTTCAAATTTAAGCCTTTCTAAATACATAACAGATATTGTTTACAAAGATAAAAACCAAAAATAACAACTAGAAACAGGATAATAATATGGATCAATTGTCTTTTATCCGAATTGAAGAACAAAAGTTAGCTTTTATTCGCAACAAAATTGAGCAATGGGAAGGTGGTTATGTTCACGACCCTAACGATTCTGGAGGAGAAACTAATCACGGCATTGCATTAAACCGCACAAACATGACTCGCGCAGAATTGTTAAATCTTAACAAAGATACAGCTTGGAATTATTTAATTAAAACTTATGGAAACCCATTAAACATATCGTCAATGAATTGTGGTCTTGCTTTGCTTGTTTTAGACGGATCAATTAATCAAGGTCTGCGTGGAACAACTAAAAGATTGCAAAAAACAATTAATTATATGCAAAAAACACAATTAACTTTTAATAATCTAAAACATAATGTTCCTTTAATTGAAGACGGGCATTACGGAAACAAAACAAATATTAGATTTCTTTATGTTATAGATGCTCTTCAGAAAAAAGGAGTATCAGGATCTCACATTAACGGCAGAAACAATTGCCATGAATATTTAATGTTTTTAAGTTATTTTTCTGCGCTACGCATGAAACATTACGCTAAAATAACAGCAGATAACCCTACTTTTATTGGTGGGTGGTCAGCAAGATTAATGGATATAACAACCCAAGCTATTCTTTGGGATTATGATTATTTATCGTCACCTTCAGCCTTGGCGCAGGATAAGCTTTCAATATGGTAAATTTGTTATTGCATAAAATCTACTTTTTCTAAAACAAATTCACCATAACGCTTGCAAAAAAACATTAGTTGTTGCACAAATGAATTTATGGGACATCTTTTTAATTCTAAATTAAGAGAAAAACAAGTAACAAAATCAACAGAATTAAAAACCGGAGCTTATTGTCCAACTGATAAATCAGAAATATTTATAACTCGTTGGGGCAAATTAAAACAAGAAGTAATTGTTTGCCTGATATTAAAAAGAATAAATCTTAATATCACACAAGATAATTTAAACGAACATTTAGGCTATTCAGAGCGATTAGTTAGCAAATGGGAATGCAGAAACAGATGTCCTTCTGAATTTGCTCTTTTGTGTTGGGCAACTACATTAGGCTTTGAAAGCCTTGAAGATTTAATTGAACGGAGCCAAGAACTTGAAATTTATTATGGGAATAGACCCTGGATTGACGGGGGCAGTAGCAACAATAAAGTTAGATCCTCCAACTATTATGGTAATAAACGATATTCCAGTATTAGCAGGGCAAACCAAAAAACATATATGCCCTTATATGCTGTCTTCAATAATTAGAAGACACACTCGAGCTTTGGGACCCTATCACATTTCTCTTTTTGTTTTAGAAGATGTTCATTCGATGCCTAATCAAGGCGTTGCTTCTATGTTTAAATTTGGCAGAACGAAAGGTGTAATTGAGGGAGTGCTTGCTGGGTTATCTCATAAAATTACATTAATTAGTCCACAAAGCTGGAAAAAACAATTAGCATTAACAAAAGACAAAAATGCTAGTCGAGCTATGGCAACTAAAATCTTTGGAACAAACGAATATTGGCAAAGAGTAAAAGATGATGGCCGAGCAGAAGCAGCATTAATTGCATTAGCAAAAGGATGGAGAGATGAAAAATGAAGGAAACTATTGCTCAACAACATGGACTCCAACAGATAAAGAGTTCAATAGATTGGAAAAAGACTTTCCAACAATCAACTCCAGAGACTTGCTTGCAGAATTTATCGATTACTGGACAGAAGGACCAGGCAAAACAACTCAGCGTAAAAGTTGGTACGCAACCTTTAGAAAACACACAAAAGCAAAATCGTTTCGGGCAGTTACAAGACTTCCGACCCAAATCAAAAAGTTTGGTTCCACCATTCAGCCTAACAGAAAAAAACTCTTTGACGGATTATCTATCACAAACAGATACGGTAACTAAATTTAGAGAACTAAATGAAAACGAGTTTTATAAAGTTAAAGAAAAATGCACGTTGATGTTAAACAGAATTTACAAACACCAACAAGATTTAATTCCTTATCACGATCTCGCTTCTCAAGAAAAATATAGAAAAACAATTGCTATATATTTTGATAATTTTAGAGCGACAATGATGATTAAAGAAATGCCAGAGCCAATTGGCATGACAGCATACTATGACGCTTTACAGCATTATCCAGACACGATGGTTAAGCAAACGTTTATACAATTTGAGCAAACTCACATTTATTCATCTCTTCCAAAGCTAGCTGAATTTTTAATTGTATTAAAAAACATGGAAAACGAAACATGGGGAAAAGATGAACGATTATTAAGACGTTCTTTAAACTTGTTAAACGTTATTGAAA